TAGTCACGCTTGCCATTAGCGGGTTTTATTTTGGGTTTGATGAAAGCATTGTTGAAACAAAAAATTCCTTGAATTCAATAGATGCAGCCTGTGAAATGCTGCTTAAAATTGTTCCTAGGCCAGTGGTATTATTTATGCTTGCCTTGGTTGTTTTGCTCTGCTCAATCCCCAAAATCCTAACTTGGCCATCATCGCTGATAAATGTTATTAAATAGGCGTTCTAATTATTTTAATAAATATTACGGAAACCCGTTGACATTAGTTACGGGTTTGCGTATATTCTATTTATCGAAACCAAACATATATACAAGGTGAAAATCATGAATTCTGAACTAGTAACTATATACAATAAACTGCTAACTACAAAAACAATAAAAGCTACCGCTTTAAGTAATGGTTACAGAATTGATGCAATACTTGAAAGTGGTGAGGTGATAAATATTCGCGAAAAAGGCTTAAAACTACCAGTCAAGGCAAATCTATTTGACGGCCCAGCAAATCAGAGTGGCAAATCAGGTGCGGCCAGCATGTTTTTTACATTCTCAAAAGTTCCATTTAGTAACTGGGGCGACAAGTGTTTAAAGTCATTTGAAGTTAAAATCTAACAATCAACGCGCCCTTAATTGGGCGCCAAAGGATCTAACATGAATTTATTAAAATTAAGCAGATTTCAAATTGAGTTAATTACACTTGATTCATTTTTTGTTTCTGGTGCTTCTGTTCCAGTTTCAGTTAGAGCGTTGGCAAGCTACGCCAAAGGAATGATTAAGGGCTTGAAAGGTAATTCGTTAAAGCGGTCTCTGGATGTTTATGAGTTCGCCTTAAGACCTACAGGCGCAGTTATTCCGGTTAGTGATGACTGCCCTATTATTTTAGTTTCAGCTTGTGGCGAGCAAAGAAAGTCAGTTGCTGGTGATGTCAATTGGCCTCTTGATAGTATTGTCTGGGATTTCTGGCGTCCAGATCTAGAAGCTTGTAAGTCCATCGTTAGCGCTTCGGAAGGTGGGCTTGATTATGAAATATGATCTAAGCCGTGAGATAGTGATTGCCGTTGCTGCTATTCTATTTTTTTCTGGATTAGATGTTTATCTAAAATCTAAAGAAAAGGCGGAAAGTAAAAATTACTGTGAAATGGTCCAAATAAATAAAGTTAGCGAAGGTGATTTTGGCTGGCCTGATTATAAAGGTCATGATCAATGCGGTGTCGAGGTGTCAAAATGATAGGAATAGAAGCTAAAAAAACCGAAGCCATAGCAGAGTTTATTCATGGTAAAGATAACGTAAAGCTTATCTCAATTGGCAACCCTTGCACTTACAAGGTGCTAGTCTACACTGGTAACAATTCAGTTAAAGACGTTGAATACTTCAACAGCAAGAGAGGCGACTCTCAAGAATTGGTTGATTATTTTTTTAAAAATGGGCTCAATGTAAGTGTTAGTGTAAATGTTGTCACCGTTAAAAACACCTTATCTGGTGAAGAATTTTTTGCCAAAATACTTCAAGGTAATGCTTCAGCAGCCATAAGCCTAATGTTTATTAATTATTTTAAGGTCGGTAAAGGTGAGTAAAAACAATTCATTTAATGCAGCTTGCTATATCATGGCATTTGCTATGATCTTTATTATGGCGCTAGCAATAGTTAGCAGCAAAGTGGCAATGAACTTCCTTTCTCAGGCCTTTAATATTTTCATCAGTTAATCAGCATTGTTTACAAATACCTTATTTTTTGCTTTACTACCTATGAAATGGAATTTAGAGCTAAGGTGATTTGTTCAGGTTGGTTTTTGAACCGCGGTAAGTGAGCCGCATTTTTTTCAACTATCATTACTGAAAACAGGATCTTAAATGAAAGATTTAAAAAGGCTTGAAGATAGTAAATCAGAGTTGCTTTCTCTGCTTAATTCTACTGAGGCCAATGAAGACAATTGGTTTTTTGTAGCTGGTGTCATGGATAAGGATAATTGCTTTGATGTTTACTATCATGCAAAGCCGTTTGATGCAGTTAATAAATCACCTCTTTGCACTAACTTCTTGCCAATGCTATTTGATAATGCCGATCTAATTGCCTCGACGCTTATCACTCGCGGGTATCACTGCCAAGTAGTATCAATGAAAGACGCATTACTAAGCGATCTTAAAAAAATTAACAAAGTTCTTTTTTATGAGGAACTGAGAATTGAAAAGCTGAAAAGGAGGAAATAAACAATGGCCTTAACCTTATTATCAACGTTTGTCGCTAAGCATGGCAACACTAAGGCGGCGGAATTACTAGATCAGCCGCCTACCACGATTAACGAGCAATCAAAAGGTGAGCGAAAAAACTTCACGCCATACGTTGCAAAAGAGGGTAATCGGTGGGAACTCTATTTAAAAAAGAAGCGCAGATCAGAGCTTTAACACTTAATAAATATAGCTGTAACACAAAAAGCCTTGCATCAATAGCAAGGCTTTTTAGTTTGTTGTAATCACCGCTTATTGATAAACTGATTTCAGTAAAGGAGTGTTAGCGATGAAAATTAACGTTTCGCAAAAAAAGAAACTTGAAATAGTGGATCGACGAAAGTTTGTCGCTGATCATTTTTTAATTGGCTGGAGCCAGCAAAAAATAGCTGATGAATGCGGAGTTCATCAGACGACAATATTTGCAGATATTAATTTTTTACTTGAAGAGTGGAAGAAAAGCAATCTAGTAGATCTTGACTCAAAAATTGAGCTTGAAATTAGAAGGATAAATAATCTTGAGTCTAAGGCTTGGGAAGCGTTTTTTGAATCGAAGCAGGTCAAAACGACGACAGTTACCAGGCAGCCAAACATGAAGCATAATAAAACAAGGAGAGATCCGGTTAATTTTGAGGGCATTGACGCCTCGACAATAGACTCCGGCGGTGATGCCAAGTTTCTAAATATAGTTTCAGATTGCATTAAGCAGCGATGCAAATTAATGGGCCTAGATGCGCCTCAAAAAGTCGCCCTGACAGATACAAAAGGCAATGACCTAACATACAAAGAAAAATCAAGAATGGCTATCAGCGAGCTTGCTGGAGCAATACGACTTCTTGAGGAAGAGCGGGAAAGGCAAGACGAAGAAAGTAAGAATTCGGAAAATGATTAATGGCGCTACCAAAGTATAAGGAAGATCAATATCATTCTGCCGATTACTCAAAAGCGGCCAATGATTCTAACTATGTTAGAAGCTGGATTCAGCGCGATCCGCTTGGGGCTATGCGAACGCTTCAGGGGATCACTGATGATGAAACTAGGGAATTACTTTTAAAAGATTGGTCGTTATGGTGTCGCGATGATCAGTCTTTAAAAATAGACCAGATACAAAAAGGTATCGAACAGGTTCTTTTGCTTTGCGGTCGCTCTTGGGGTAAGACTCGTTGGATTGCTGAATTTCTTAGGGAGTACGCCACTAATAACCCAAGCCACAGGATCGCGGTAATCGGGAAGAACTTTTCCGATGTTAAAGACGTTATTTTTGAAGGTGATTCCGGCCTCTTATCGTGTATGACATCACAAGAGCGGGACCTTTTAAAGTACGATCAAACTAAGCTTCAAATAGTTTTCCCAAACAAAGCAAAGATTTTCGGCCTTCCAGCTGATAGGCCTGAAAAAATGCGCGGGCCGCAATACCATTTAGTTGTTACCGATGAATTATGTAAGTACCAATACCCGCAAGAAGTTTTAGATCAAATTGATATGTGTTGTCGTCTGGGTGATCGCCCTTTGGTTATCCATGCGACGACGCCAAAGCCAATCAAGCAGATCAGGGAAATGGCCCGTGATCCAGCAACACTATTAATCAAAGGTCCAAGCTATGCTAACAAGGCGCTAACCCCGCTATATTTTGCAAAGCTTAAAAGGAAGTTAACGCGCAGACTTTACCGTCAAGAAGTTTTGGCTGAAATATTAGATGATAACCCTAACGCTTTATTTCAAATGGCTGATATTGATAAGGCAAGACAGCCTAACCCTAGGATGGTTCCAGAATTAAAATCAATTGTTGTCGGTGTCGATCCGGCAATCACAAGTCATGAGGACTCAGACGAAACAGGGATCATTGTTGTCGGCCTTGATTATGATGGTGAGTATTGGGTTTTAAGTGATGCCAGCGTACAAGGGGCCACACCTAAAGAGTGGGGATCAATAGCAATTAAGCAGTATAAGGATTGGGAAGCCAATAAGGTTATCGCTGAAGTAAACCAAGGCGGTGATATGGTGATAAGCACAATCCATAATATTGACAACATGGTTGCCGTTGAAGGGGTTAGGGCATCTAAGGGTAAAGAGATAAGGGCTGAGCCAGTGGCGGCGCTATATGAACAACATAAAGTGCATCATGTAGGAAGACTTGACAGCCTAGAAAGCCAGCTTACAGAGTGGAATCCGGCAGAAGGTAGAAAATCACCGGATAGATTAGACGCTCTAGTTTGGGCTATTAGCTGGTTGTCTGGTAATCGTACAAGCGGTGGTATAAACTTCGCTGTATTCTAATTGTTCTTTATTTATAAAAAATAACATAAACTGTAAAAAAAATAATCAGGGCAAAGCATGAACGCATTTAACAAAGCCAGCAAAATGATTGGTTCTATTATCAATAAAAAAGCTAGCGTTTCAGATGTTGACATAACTTGTGAGCAAGTTATTGATCTTAGCGGTTGGCTTGGCGAGTACATAAGCGGATCAAGCTCTGTATCTGCTCGTGAAGCCTTGAACTTTTATGCAAAATCAACAGTTGTTAGTAATCCTGTAAATAAGATCACTGATGCCTTTGTTGATACTAATTTCATATTGAAATTTAAATCGCCAAATGGTGAAGAGATTATTCGTGATCATCCTGTAATTAATCTCCTTAACAACCCTTCAGCCGATTATGATGAAAAGCTTTTTAAAGCGTGTATGTCGATATATTACCTGCTTACTGGCGAGTTTTTCACTGTTGTTATAGGCCCAGATTCAAAGCCGCCAATAGAGCTAAACCCTATCATGCCGCCAAATGTAACCCATTCAAAAGGTAGCGATGGATTTTTAAGTGCGCTATCGGTTGCTGGTGATTCATTTATTGGTAAGTACACAAGAGATCAGTCTTTTCGTGGGCAAAAGTTCGTTAGAGATAACCTTACTCAGCTTATTTTTATTCGTAATTTTTCAACTGTTAGTAATAGCCAGTTGCGAGGGCAGAGCCCATTAACAGCCGCAAGGCAAGACATCTTAACTAGTATTGCTGGTGGTGAGCATAATCACGCTATTTTAAAAAATGGTGGCAGAATATCAATGGCCGTAAACATAAAAGACGAGCTAAACACCCGCACGTTTGATGAAGCAAAAGAGCGCATTAGGCAACAGGTTACAGGCGCTAATGCTGGTCAGGTTATGGTCATCGATTCCAAGGAAATGACGATCCAAGAGTATGGGGTTACTAACAAGGATATGGACTATCAAAATATGATGAAGTCCATTAAAGAAACTCTTTACTCTACTTACAATGTCCCGCTTACCCTTGCCTCTACAGATGCGGCAACCTATAACAACTTAGGCGCAAGCTTTGAAGCTCTATATGATAATGCCGTGATCCCGCTAGCCTCACGCTTATGCGCTGGCCTAGATGTTACCTTGTTGCCAAGATATGGCTTAGATCCGGCAAAGTATTCTTTGGGTATTGATATTGATGCGATCCCAGCGCTAAGAAAGCGCAGACTTGAAGAGCTTAAGCTTCGCGTTAGCTTGAACAAAGAAACCACAAACGAATATAGAGAGCTATTAGGCCGTGAAGATTACGCCAATGGTGACACTATCCAGCAAGCCGCAACTCTTGTAGCCTTAAGCGGTTCAGTTAACGAGAATGATTTACCTACGAATCCTGATGATGTTAAGGTTGCAGAGTAATGGCAATGAACATAACGGAAAGAGCTAAGGCTGATTTGGCCAAAAAAATAAAATTAGAAAATATTTTTAAGGTTGAGCTTTTAAGTTTATATAAGGGAATATCGAAAGAGTACAAGGAAACTATTAAAAGGACCGGAGCAATTCCAGACGCCTCAATATTTCAACCTAAATTTAAAAGCGCAATTGAAAAGCAATATAAGCGTGTATTTTTAGCCTTTGCATCAACCACTAGAAGCCAGAAATCTATACAATTAAAAGCTGACGAAACAGACGATCAGATCACAGAAGAAGTTATCGCAATAATGCTTTTGCTTGGTGGTTCTCAGGCAAAAAAAGAAGCCAACGAAATAACAGGCACTAACCAAAAATACTTTTTAGACTCTTACAACTTGGCCCTTAATGAGCTTGTTCAGTCTGGTGATGGTTACACAAGCGAATTACTAGCAATAACTGCGGCTGCTATACTTGATAAAAAAAACGGTGGTAGAGCTGGCACAACAGCGGTTAGTGAAACTCAGTGGGCTGCTGAATCAACAAAATTTACTGAATCAGAAATAACAGCTGGCATAGCCTCAAGTCTTTTAGTTATTGCTGAGGGTGGGACGCCATTAAGACCTATTAGCGGTAAAAAAAAAGAGTGGGCAACCATTCAAGATGGTAAGCAACGGCCCGCACATGATAAAGCAAATAAACAAAAGCAAGCGGTAGAAGATCCGTTTATTGTCGGTGGTGAATTGCTTATGTATCCGGCTGATCGTAGTATGGGCGCAAGCAAATCAAATGTTATTGGCTGTCGATGCATGGCCATTTATTAAGGATACAAGAAGATGCCAAAGCCAGAAAATAAAAAAATTGAAACTTTACGCGCTGGCGGTAGAGCGATCCAGTGCAAGGAAATGACTAAAAATGTCAACGGAACTGAAATCAAAGTTGGGATAGTTGAGGGTTATATTGCAACTTGGGACCTTGATCGCGGTAATGGCTGGTACAAAGACAGATTTATTAAAGGCGCATTTTCAGAGTCAATCAAGCGTCATGCCAAGACAGATCGACAAATCAGACTTAAAGATCATCATGGGCGCACAGTTGGCGGCTTTCCAATCTCAACAGTAAAAGAAGACGAAACTGGCCTGTTTGGAATCGGTGAAATTAATCTTGAGGTTCAACAAGGTCTTGAAGCTTACAAGCTAGTGCAGCAAGGTGTATTAACTGATTTCTCTATAGGCTTTGGCGCCCAAGATTACTCATTTGACATGGAAGACGATGAAGAGATCCGAAACATTAAGCGCGCCGAAGTGTGGGAGGGCTCAATTGTTGACGAGCCCATGAACCCTTTTGCTAATATCACAGCAGTTAAATCGTTAAAAGAAATTGGCGAAATTGATTCAATTCGTGATTATGAAAAGCTGCTTGTAGATAATGGCTTTTCAAAGAAGGCCGCAAAGGTTATCATAAGCGGTATTAAGAGTTTAAAACCAGTTGGCGATTGCGAAGATCTCAACGAAGAAGAAGTAAAAGCTCAGAAGCGCGAAGCTAAAGACGCTGAAACTTTGCAAGAGCTTGAGGCTGTAAGAAACTCAATGCTAGCCTTTAGTATTAAAAATAACTTTACCTAACTGGTGGAAAAAATGGCAGAAATTGCAGAAGTATTGAACGACATCAAAACCATGTCTGAGGATATGGGAACCCAGATCAAGGGCATTCAAGACGCTCAAACAAAAAACGATGAAAAGTTAGTTTCTATTGAAGTTAACGCCGTTGAAGCAGCTAAAAAATCAGTTGCTGATTCGTTGGCTGAATTGCAAGAGCTGAAAGGCAAGGTTAGCAACTTTGATAAAACCCTTGAAGGCTTGCAGGCCATGATTGCCCGCAAAAGCGGCAATGCTGGTAACGACTCTATTTATGATCGTGATATGGAAAACGAGTGTAAAGAGTCAATGATTAATTATATGCGCAAAGGTAACGGCGCGACATTTAATGAAATCTCTAATGAAGCAAAAGAATATATGTGCAAATCTATTGCATATGGAAATTTGATTGCTCAGTCTGATGCTATCAAGGCTGACGAATTAAAATCTCTTGTTGCTGGTATCACAGTTGATGGCGGTTTCTTTATCCGTCCAGAACTTATGAACCAAATGATCACGCGAGTTTTTGAAACTTCGCCGATTCGCTCTATTGCTAACGTTGTTACATCTTCTTCAGACTCTTTGGAGTGGATCGTTGATGATGATGAATTTACTTCTGGCGGTTGGGTTGGTGAAACAGATCCGCGCGACGAAACAGGCACAGGCAAAATTGGTAAGTTAACCATTCCAATTAGCGAGCTATATGCTCAGCCTTTAGTAACGCAAAAAATGCTAGACGATACTGGCTTTGACGTTGAAGCTTGGGCATCGCGAAAAATCTCAGATAAGTTTGCTCGTACAGAAAACACGGCGTTTGTTATTGGTGACGGTAGCGAAAAGCCTCGCGGTTTCTTGGATTACGACGCTTGGGCCTCTGCTGGTGTTTATGAGCGCGGCAAGCTTGAGCGTTTAAATTCTGGTGCCGCTGGCGCGTTAACAGGTGATGGTTTAATTAAGCTTCAAAATGCATTGCTTGAGGCCTATCAAAATGGTGCTTTGTTTGCCATGCAGCGAAATACCTTCACCGGAATCATGACTTTAAAAGACTCACAAGGTCAGTATCTTTTAAACCCTAACGTCCTTAAGTCTGGTGATTCTAAGATCTTATTAGGTAAAGATGTCATCTTTATGGATGATATGCAGGCCTTGGCATCAGATTCTTTATCTGTTGCTTATGGTAACTTTATGCAATCTTATACCATTGCTGATCGTCTAGG